AATATTTGTTGACTCATATTATAAACTTGAACATTTAATGTATTAATTTCAGTTAATAAAGTACAAATAATTTCATCAATTTTTTGTAATACTACATTAAGTGTATCACATGGTTCTGCTACTATACATGGTAACGTAGGACCATTATAAACAATTGTATTAGATGCAGTTAAAATTGTAGAACAAGGATTAGTGTTAGTAGAAGAACTACTTACAACTGTATCTGTACAACAAGGATTTGCTGGTAAATATGGATATGTCATCTTTATTAAATTTACTAAGGTCTATATTGAATATAATTATATGCTCCTGTAGGTGTTAAATTTGGTGTACTATTTTGCCCATTACAGATATATATTTTTTGCCATACACCTGTACCTGCGCCTGTAATATCAAAACCTGTTATAGGACCGTAGTAATTTTCCACAACATAAGGAACCATTCTATTATAATAGTTTGTAGTTATTCCAGATGTAACAGATAAATATGATTGAATTAAAGCATTCAATTCATCATATCTCACATAGCTTGTACTAAGATCAAGAGCAAGAGCAGTTAAATCAACTCCTAGCTGACAAACTTTAGTTATTGTAGCTTGCACAATAGCATGTGTATCTGATGAAGCAGTAACTCCTGTTAAACACCCTATTGTGTAATCAGCATTCAATACTGTAAGCGTAGCAACTATTACATCAACTTGTTCTTGTATATCACAAGAAGCTTCTATAAGAGCTTTTGATATATCTACAATACTTAAATCCTTACATGTAGGAAGATATTTATTTACAACTTGACATATATCTATAGAAGAAAGATCTATTTTTATTCCTGTACCATCTAATGTAGATACAAGAAATGTAATTAGAGCTTGTTCTATAAATGATAATGAATCACCTGTTTGAATTCCTAGGACAGGAACATCTATTCCTGTATATTTAATACATTTGTCAGAGACAATCTCTGTACATCCGTTATAACAATCTGAACAATTGGACATATTTTTTATTTTTAAAGATTTAAGGATTTTCTACAATGGTAATATTACAAGGTTCCTCTAAACAACGTTCTGGTTCATTACATTTACTAACACATCCAGCTGTAAGTCTTATCACTTTACTAGCTATCATAGCTACAGAATAATGATGTACATATTCAGGATTACAATATTTATAGGTTAGTATTCTTTTATATGCAACTAACTGAATTATATCATTTGCAGCAATAGATCTATTTAACATATATGATATGTTATTATATAAATCATTACCAAGTTCTGCTAACTTGCAATTTATTTTTTTAAGTAAATCAGGAATGTTAGAACATTCTGGACAATTAGTTAATCTTGGTGATAACATGTTATTACTGTTTATTTATTTAACTTAGCAGCACACGCTGCACATACTCCATTTGTTAATTGACAACCACATCCTACGTTAGCTCCACAAGCTGTACATTGTGCCATAATTAGTAAAAGTTTAATTGATAATTATTTCCAGAACACCCACAGTCAGATTTTAAAAAACTATTTAACATATTGTCTGCTTGAGCATATAATTTATTTGATTCATACTCTGAACAATTATTAGCTGCAGCAATTGCACCTTGTATGAAAAAGTTAATTGTGTTTAAATCTACACTAGATTGTGTTTTAATAGCTCTATCACATTCCATCATATTTAATTTGAGAAACGCATTGTCAAATTTTTCCTGAAGCTTCTCAACACGTAGAATTGTTTTTTCTACATAGTTTGCATATGCAGGAGCAACAGAATATTTTATTCTATACACTCCATCAGGAAGAGGTTGGTTACAACCGATATCTGTAATTTCTAAATTAGATGATGTAAATACATTGATTTCATTAGGAACAAAAGGTAATATCTTGGTTCCGAATCCTGGTATCTGAATCTCAATAGATGGTGATGACACCACTGGAGGATTAGTAGGATATACAGAAGCATCTGCAACACCAATTGTAAGTACACTATATGTAGGAATTATTAATATATCTAATTGTAAGTTTGCCATGGTTTTATTTTTAAAAAAGTTAATAAAAAAGGGAGAGAGTGTTTTTACTCATCTCCCCTTGATATTAGGAATTTATAATTTTTTATTAGTCTTACGGGGTAAGCGTAGAACTTGTAGTAGTTGTTGAAGGAGCAGCAGTAGATGTAGTAGTAGTTGTAATAACACAACCATTATTATTCAATACAGTTCCTAAAGCAGCTTCTAATACAGTTTCAATTGCAGCACCAATACCACTTGTTGTAGCATTTGGAGAAGCAATAATCACTGTAGAATCTTCTTGAATATAATCACCCCATTGATAAGCAGATTTATCAAGTTCATTGAATTTGATATAATAAGTATCGTAAGTTACACCACCAGATACCCAAGTCTCAAAGTTCTCATTGTATCCATTCATTCTGTAAAGGTGTTTCAAATACCCAGCTTGGTAGCTATAGAAATTTTTCTCTAATTGAGCAATCTCTCCAGATTGACCTGTAGCATAAGAAGCACGTTGTGTAATTGTAGATGTAGCAACAATGTTACAAGCATCAGCAACAATAAAGTCAGCAGTAGTAGCTGGACCAGCATACACAAAAGTTCTGAAAGACATTCTGTCGTATTCAAAAGGGAATGCAGCAACATCACATGGTTGACCATATGCAGTTAATGGTTTACCAGTAATACGTAGAATAGTTCCACCTACATTTTCAAATGTGTAGAATGTAGAGAATGAAATGTTATCAGGGTTGTTACCTGGAGCTTTCAATTCTAATTGATAAATCAACTCATTGATTAATATATTTGCATCTATATCAACACATGGATCACCACCACAATCACAACAAGGTGCTTGAATAGTTACTGAACGTGTGAATCCATTGAAATACAATGTATCAATATAAGAAGAATGTGCACGTAAAGTTAAAGTTAATGTGTCTCCACATTGTGCAGTAAAATTAGTTACATCTGTAATTTGGTTTGCTGCTGTTGGGCAACCTACCACTTTGTACCACTCAGATACATTAGATCCTGTAGAAGAAATTCTATCAGATCTTTTTGATCCTTGAAGATAAGTGTTAACTCTACCTTGAGCAACATAAAAATAAGGCTTAGAAGCAATGTTAGCAGCAGTTGCTAATGTATAATCGCTTTTAAAAATACCTACTGTACCTGCAGTAAGATCTTGTGTTGAGCCAGAGCTAGGAAGAGCAGTCTGTCCTACTGGGACTACAAATAATGTAGTCAATGAAAAATCAGCCATTGTTTATTTATTTAAATTAATAGTTTATTCGTTTGTTTGTATTCTAAACTGTGCACTTTGTACAGCAGCAGCATTTTCAGTATACATTGCTAAATTCTGAACTGTAAGATCTAAAAGTTCATCTTCTAGATATGTTTCTAATTCACAATCTCTATTGACAGATGGTTCACCATCTAACATTATGTATCCTTCTTTATTAATATAATCAGGATATCTCATATACATTATCTGTATATTATTAGGGGTAAAGGTTCCATCAGTAAATATACTGATTTCATCAGAAGCAAGAAAATTAAATGTTTCTTGATATTCAAATGAAGGTTTGTAATGATCATTATTTAATATGAATTGAAGATCTCCATGTTTTGCAAGGTCTCTATTAATCCATATCTTTCTATTTTTACATCTACCTTTATCTGCTAATACATAACTATCTACATAGAACATATATTTTGGTTCAAGTAAATGAACATTAGCAACCCATTGGTTTAAGTTAGGATCTTTTAATATTAAATTTAAAGGTTGATGATTATAATCTAATATAAGACTTTGTAAATCTTCATAACGTTTTTTGAAAGAATCCATTCCTAATCCACTAGCTACACTAATACCATCAACCTTTTGTTTTATTAACTTGATTTGAGCTTCATTCAAAGCTAATATCTTATCTTCTAATTGAATCTGTTGATGTGCATTAGTTGATAGTTTATTTAGTTTCTGATCAATCTTATACAATAAACTATCTACTGGGATCATATGCTTTTATATTTTTAAACTAGCTACTAAATAGCAGCTAGTTTTTTAGTTTTTAATTTACCTTCTAATATTAACAACTCATCTTGGTTATCATCATCAGCTAGGAATCTAATTAAATCTTCTTCATCTTTAGCAATCTCATATTCACCTTCATAAACTTTACCATTAGGTTTAATTCTATATACTGAATGTGCTGTTGCTTGTTTTACAAGATCTTTAATATGAAGTAAATCATCTTTCATGTTAGCAAATCTATTAAACACTTCAACTGGATTTAAGCCTGAATATTTACCATTCTTAAACTCTGTTTGTTTTAACATATTATCTACTTGATTGTAAACAACTTCTTCTTTTGTTTCTTCTGTTACAGGTAAGCCTAAAAGTCTTGCAACTTTTTTCTTTTTATCAGGAGTCATTGAATCAAACATTACAATTGCTTTATTGATCAATTGTTTTTTCTTGAATATAACTGCGTTTTCAATTTCATCATCTACAACATAGAATTGTGTATCCGCTGGATACTCACCTCTTTCCCAAGCTTGATGACTTGATGCAATTGTAGGATGTACTCTCAACCATGAAAAGGCTATCTCTTGAAAAGGAACTGTTAAATCAAAATAGTTATCACCATCTAATAGTTTAACTGATTGAACATGTGATTGATCATCTGTAGAAGTTGATAAACCATAGTTCCAGAATTGTGAACGAGGTCCTAAATCAATATCTCCTAATTCATATTCAAGTCTTGTTCTAAGATTTTTAACTCTTTCAGTTTCCAATTCTCTTTCTAGTGGATCTGAGATTCTTCTGATATAAGCAGCATCGACATCTAAGCCTGTTCTGTATTTACCATCTAATTCTTTATAAGGATACTTGAATACTCCTGTTCCAGGGATTCTTGTCATTCCTTTTTGTGCTAGTCCACTATCCATTGTTTGCAATTGCGAACTATTGAACTCTCTTTTTATCGTAGAGATTTTACCTGTCTTACCCATAATGTAGTTTAATTAATTTGTTTGGTTTATTTTAGTTGCGTGGGTTGGACTCGAACCAACGACCTCTAGGTTATGAGCCTAGCAAGCTAACCGACTGCTCTACCACACTATTTGTAGAGTGGTTCCACCGAAGGAACCTGAACCTGGATACTATCCATTTCAACACTCTGACACTTAGTTACATTGTTTACACAAGAGGCTTGACTAAGTATATTATTTTTTTAAAGTGCAGGTGCTAAGGCTATTGCTTAGTTAGGCACTAATTTGAGATCAATCCCCTCTAGGAGGGAGAGGAGGTGAGGGGATCTTTCTCGGAAAAAAGAGAAGTATGCTGTTCTTATGGTAAGCATTACTCCTACTATTTTGTTATTAGAATTGTGGCATTTCCTCAATCAACACAGTTCTTGACAAATCTTCAATAAATACATCACATCTGTCTTTCATCCAGATTTCGTATCCTGGGAATTTGTTAGCACTTGACATACCTTGAGATTTAGCAAAACCTAAG